TTATTTTAGTATTTTGATTTTATTAGTATCCATCGCTTCAGATCTAGCTACGATTTCATCACCCGCTTTTATTTGCATAAAAGGTAATTTATTATCTTTCGTGAAAGGTGATGCAATCGCTTTTAAAACACCGATGTAGTTTTGTCTGTCAGTGGAATCTAAATTTTCCCAATCAGTAGATAAATTTAATTGTACGTAATTAATATTGTTATTAGATTTTGTATCTACTTCCGCACTTAAAATATACGGGTAACCTTCGTTTTTATAGTTATTAAGTTCTTCATTTAACTTTTCTTGATTTTGTTTCTGATAGTTTTTTGTTTCAGTAACGGTGGTTTTATCATTTCTGTTATTTGGAGTTTTTTTATTTATATTTAATGCACCGGTAACCATCAAAATAAAACTAATAACTAAAAGTAATAAAGCTTTTTTCTTAGGCTGTTTTTTGAAAAGCGAAATAATAAACAAAATGATACTAACAAGTATACCTAACAACCCGATTAAAACTAAAAATTCCATATGAAAACCTCTTTCTATTTGATATAATAAATTTGTAAGCTAAATCTCAAAATGAGGTTTTAAGTCCGTGTTGTCGCACGGGCTTTTTTTATATTGCTGGCTGGATTAAATCAGAAAGAATTTTTTTGACTGTTTCAATATGTGAATAGTCTAAGTCCATATCATCTAAGAATTTAACGTAGTTAACTTCTATTGGCTTTAAATCAGCTAGGTTCATATAAGAATCTAATAGTTGTTCTATCATGTAGTAATCTGCTTGATACTCCATTTTTGAATGTAACGCGAAAGTGATTCTATATAACTCATAGTTGTGTTGATGTTGGCAAGCATGGCCGAGCTCATGTAACAAGGTACAAATTTTTCCAATCTCATCCAATGTACTTCTTAAGACGATTGTATTTAATTCTGCAATGTAATGCCCATCTGTATCTAACTCGTCACGTTCAATGATAGTTACACCTAACTCGTCTATTAACCTTTGAATTTTACTCCACAAAAACAGCCACCTACTTATATTTCTTTTCAATATACGCTTCTATAATTTCAGTCAGAATTTCCCTGTCGTTATCAGTGAGTGGTTTTCCATCGCTACTCATTACAGATGCTAAAGCTTCTTCCACTGTTAGTTGCTTCTTTTCAACAGGATTTGGGTTATCTGTTCTGCCAAGTAAATAATCTACAGATACATTGAAATATTCTGCTACTTTTTCTAAATCCTTTGCTTTAGGATCACTTGTTTTCCATTTATAAAAAATATTCATGCTTAATCCGATTTCTAATGCAATTTCTTGCAAACTTTTATCGCTAGCAGATTTTTTTCGCAATTCTTTTATCCGTTCAAACAGCGTCATTTCAGTATTCCTCCTAAATACTAAAACAAAAATAATAAAAATGGATTATTTTTGTTGACTATTTAATCCAAATGTATTATATTGTTCTTGTAAGTTAATTAGATAGAAGAAAAACAAACCAAAAACACACCTTATAGCATTAAGTTTGGCGACCGAGTGCAAAATAAAGGTTTTGTTATAGGCTTATTTAACTATAAATATATATTACCCGTTCGTATAAAAATAGTCAACTGTTTTTTCTGAATCTATTTAATTAACTTACCAATTACTAAAGAAAGGGGTAACCAACATGCCAGATACAACAGTGGGAAGAACGAAAATTCGTGAGTATTTTGATGATAAGAAAATTTCGTTAATATCTGTTGCCACCTATTTCAATATTCCGAAACAAGACTTGAACGATTATCTTTCTGGTAAAAATCAAAGTAAAAAAGCTCACGAAACACTAACGGCAATTATTGAATACTACAAAATTAGATAGGAGGAATGAAAATGGCTACACAAAAATTTGAAAATAATCTTTTTCAATTAGAAGTCAAAACAGAGAACGGCGAATCGTTGTTTGATGTTGAGACAGTAGCAAGAAGTTTAGGATTCACAGAAGTGAAGAATGGTAAGGAATATGTTCGATGGAGAACTATCAACGGATACCTAAAAAAATATCTTTCGCAAGAAGTTGCGAAAACCGATTTCATCAGTGAACCAATGGTTTATAAATTAGCATTCAAAGCAAACAATGCTTTAGCTGAAAAATTTCAAGATTGGTTAGCAACTGAAGTGTTACCACAAATTAGCAAGTATGGAATGTATGCAAAAGATGAATTGCTAGATAATCCTGACTTATTACTAGATGTGGTTACTAAGTATAAAGAAGAACGAACTTTACGTTTAATGGCTGAACAGAGAGTAAATGAATTACAACCTAAAGCAACTTACTATGATTTAGTGATTCAAAATAAATCGTTGTTATCTGTAACTAAGATAGCAAAGGACTATGGAATATCTGCACGTAAGTTAAATAGTTTATTGCATGAATTTGGAATTCAGTTTAAACAAGGTGACATGTGGTTTTTGTATCAGAACTATGCAGATAAGGGCTATACCCAAAGTTTCACACATGTAATTGATGATGAAAACAGTCGTATGAGTACGAAATGGACTCAAAAAGGAAGATTATTTATTTATGAAATTATGAAACAAAATGGATGGTTCCCATTAATTGAACAAAATTAGATAGGAGGTGTAAAAAATGGAAGTGATTTTAACTCCAGAAAATGAAGCTTCTCTAAGAGATTTTGTACACGGAATTATTGTTGATGAAATTGAAAAAGCACGAAGAGATACCGCAGTTGATAAGCGAGTCTTAAATCAAACAGAGATTGCAAAATATTTCAATGTTTCCACAACAACAATAAGGGAATGGGAGAAGCTAGGGCTTCCACATGGATCAGTAAGTAAACAAGGGAAGTTCTACGACAAAGAAGAGTGTCGCAGATGGCTTCTATCACAAAAAAGATAAATCTTGGGCAAGCGAAATTTAGGGAGGCAGAACATGAAAATAACAATCGAAGGAACTGAGCAAGAAATATAAAATATCCTCTCAACTATCGGAAGTAGTCAAGAGGATAAAAACAGCAAAATCATTGAGGTTAGGTTGGAAAATATATGATAATTTTATCTGTATTAATTTTTACAAGTATATTTTTTTTAATATTACGCAAAAAAAGAACAGTACTTATGATAATTGCTCTATCAGGAATACTGATATTTTATGAGACAGTCTTAGCAGAGTTAGGCTATATAAGTATTGTAGAACTATATCTGTTGATCAATTTTCAATGTTTGCTGTTTAACTTCTTTACGGATGTCAGGAATTAATCGATTCATTTGTAATAATCCTATAGATACTTCGGCTGAATCAATTCTTCCATCAGCATAAATGATTTTTTCAAACAGCTCTTCGGATACGATAGAAAGAATTGGTCCTAATGATTCTTTATATTCAGAGAAAATTGCTATTTTGTCTTCATCTTTTATCGGTAATAACTTCCACTCTGTGTCATAAAGTCGAATCTCAAGAGTAGATAACTTAAGCAAGGCTGATAAAAAATCATCTAATATTTTGTAATTACGTTCAACTTCTTTTGTGTAAACAACTTGCTTTATTTCCATGGCTTTTATTTTTACCGAATGGGAATTAGAAAAGTAAGCAGTAACTAAAGTAGCAACGAACCCAGTTATACCTATAAGTAAAGTATCAGACATAATATTTCACCACCTTATCAGTTATTTCAGCAGAGCACTTGCTGATAAGAAAATTATACCAGAAAGGAAGAAACGGAAAATGAATATGAAACACAAAAAGCTCCAGTATGATCCGGAGCGAAAAAGACTAAAAAAAATGCCAGAAACTATCTATACTACAGTTATTTTAATTTTAGCGGCTGTTATAGGTTATTTGTCACATTGAGTGGAAAAAATAGCCCAAGATAAAACCGATAATTCCAGAAATTAGAGAATTTACAAGAGGTTGAGCGATGAGTTCCTTACGTGCCTTTAAAAGTAAAGCATGCTGTTCTTCTGCATTGTCTTTGCCTTTGAGAGTTAGTGAAACATGCGTAGCAAAAATTAAGGTTGATGATTTTTTATTTTTACTTTCTTCATATATTCCCTCATCAATAGTTCCGACTGTTTCAAATGTAAAAGAACTTTTAGGAGATAACTCAACAAAATTACTTTCTTCCATTTGATGCAAGATTGATTGCAAGTCATCACGATTCAACCACTTAAATTTTCTTAGTATCTTTTCAATTGATACAGAAACTTCTGGCTGAACATAAATAAATTTAATTATTTTTTTAGTTGTATGTTCTAGGTTATTCATGCTAACTACCACCTTAAATTAATTATTTTGACATAGTAAGTGCCGATAAACTAATTATACCAGAAAGGAAATAATCAAAATGACAAATTTAGTAATTATGAAAGACCAACAAGCGGTAACAAGTAGTTTACAAGTTGCAGAAGTTTTTGGCAAAGAACACAAAGTTGTTCTAAAAGCCATTGATGAATTAAAAGAGGGGGTGGCACAGAATTATGCCGACCTATTTTACGAAGATACCTACATTCATCCACAAAACAAACAATCTTATCGCCAAGTAATTATGAACCGTGACGGATTCACACTACTAGCAATGGGATTCACAGGTCAAAAAGCTTTGCAATTCAAACTGAAATATATTGAAGCTTTTAATCAAATGGAAAAAGAAATTCAACAGCCTAAACTTCCAACCTCGCAAAGAGAATTGGCGATACTTGCTTTATCAGCAAATGAAGAAACAAATGAGCGTGTAGATGTAATTGAAAAAGAAGTAGCCGACTTAAAAGACAATCAAAAAATCGGTGCAGATGATTATGGCTACTTATCACGTCGAGTTCATCAACGAGTAGCAGAAGTTGCAAGAGGATTTGGGAAAATCACAAAGGAACAGCGTGGAAAGTTATACAAAGATATTAATTCAGGTATTAAGCAAATTACAGGCGTGGGTACCAGATCACAATTAAGAGAAAAACATTATCCAATGGTAATTGAATATATCAATGACTGGGAGCCGTCCACAGCCACAAAAACAGTTGTAAGACAAATGAGTTTAGACTTAAACGACATAGCGTAGGGAGAATATTATGGCTTATACAACTGAACAAGAAAGCTGGATACTCAACCAAATCAAAAAAGAGCGTAAACAGCTACAAGATGATAGAGCAGCGCTTAGACAATCAGAACAACTGACCGAAGGAAAAGCATATCAAATTGAAAAAGAACTTGAATTTTTAAGATACTTAGAGATTCAAAATAGAATGCATATTTAAGGAGAAATGAAATGAGAAAAATTTATAACTTAAGAAGAATTGCAGTGTTGCTAATCGTTTTCGGATTGGGGTTGATAGTAGGCGGAAATTTTAATCCGATTATCCAAAATGTATATATCGGCTTATTCATCATTTGGACACTATTTTATGATTTGGCACTTGAAGATAGAGAGGTTAAGAAATGACAAGAAAAGATAAACTAGAGCAAACGAAAAAACTTGCTGATTTATGGTACCAGCAACAAAAAAATCAAATATACATTATGCAACAAAAAGAGAGAAGGGAATTTAGATGTTTAAAGCAGTAGGAAAAGATAGTTTGAAAATTTACGTGGTTGAGGATACTAAAGCCCTGGTATTTCAAAAGCTTAAAGAAAAATATCCAGACACTGCGATAAATAAGGCAGTATTTCCAGAAGCGTTATTTATCCAAGAAACAAAAAAGTGACTTCCGCCGGCAAGCAAAAAGTCACAAACAAAATTAATTGATAGGAGAATTATAGCATGAGAGTGGAAGTGGATTCAATGCAAAGAATTGTCTTAATTGATAATCATTCACCTTTTGGATCACTGATTTTTGAAAAGGATGCTATTAATAATCATGTTGCTGTTTACCAAGATAGCGAAGATGAAGAAGTTAGAACAGTATTCGAGAGTTTAGATGAAAGTGCTTATTTTAATCAAGTTGAATTGATCGAAGGACTTCAAAAAGTTATTTCATTACTGAAAGAAGGGGAATAAATGAACGAGAACAGCGAAAATTTAAAAGAATTGTTTGATGGGATGTATAAGCTAAAAAGCAAATTAATTCAACCAAGATTTGACGCAGAAGTTGCCTATACAACGAAAAAAGGTCCAATGAATTTCCAATATGCAACTCTAAAAGCGATTGAAGAAGCAATTAGAAAAGCTGCACAAGAATCAGAAAGCGGAATTGATTTCCAACAAAATGTCGTCAATGAGAATAATGCTTTAAAAGTCACAACAATTATTACTCATGTTAGTGGTCAATATATAGTTCATGGACCTTTTGAATTTCCAAACAGCGGGACAAATCCTCAAGGATTAGGAAGTTTAACGACATATGCAAGACGTTACTCGCTTTCGGCAGCGTTTGGAATTGCAGCAGATAAAGACGACGATGGCCAAACGGCAGCTGAAAAGAACAATGATACATCGAAAGTTAATTTGATTAGCGGTAAACAGTTAGCCACGTTAAACGATCATATCAGACAACTTTCTGAGTTATCGAATTCTGAACTTGACTATGTGCGGAATGAACTAAGTAAAGAATTGAATGTTGATGTCAATGAAAACATGCCGTCTAGTATGTTCAATAAAGCTGTTGAAGTTCTGAAACAATGGATACAACAATTCCAGCCACAACCAGAAGAAAACATTACATGGGGGCAAAGCTAATGACAAACGAATTAACAACAGAATTGCAGTTTAATGTTGATTTTAAAGCTAGTAAAATCACTATCCAAAATGAAGCACAGTTGGCTGAGATGGTTGAGAGCGCAGTTAAGCACTATTCAACAATGATTTTCACAGATGAAAACATTCCTGAAGCTAAAAAAGCAAGAGCAGACTTAAATAAAGTTGTAACGTTGCTAGATGATCAACGTAAAGAAGTTAAAAATCAATATGATAAGCCGTTAAAAGATTTTGAGGAAAAAATAAAAAAATATACTGAAAAAATAAGTGAAGTTAGTTCAGAAATTAACGAAAGCATCAAATCATACGAAGAAGCAGAGAAGCAGAAACGAAGCAAAAAGCTTCAAAAAGTGATTGCTGAAATGTCTGAAAACTACAATGTATCCATTGACGAAATTGAAATTCCTAGTTCGTGGACTAATAAAACAGCTTTCACAGTTAAAGGTGAACCAAATAAGAAAACTATTGAGGAAATAGCGGCATCGATGGTAGCAGTTGCATCTGAAAAAGAACGTATAAAAAACGATAAGCTCATTGTTGAAAATTATGCTAAGGCAGTTGGCCTTGACTCGTTTTCTTGGGTCGCATTAATTGATAAAGGGTCTACTGCACCAGAGCTGATAAAAGAAATTGATTCCGCCGTTGCTTTAAAAAAAGAACAAGAAGAACGTGAAAGAGCAAAAAAAGAACACGACGAAGCCATTGCTGCTTTGAAAACTGAAACAATCAACAATAAAACAGTTGACACTGCTACAGGCGAAATCATCACAGAAGAAGCGCCAAAAACCTGCAAAAAACAACAAGAGAAAACAGTTACGTTAAGACTAACAGCAGAACATCAAAAGTTAGTTGCTCTAAACAATTTTATTATTAATAACGGGATTCAAGTGGAAGTGATTGAATGAACCTAAACAATGTTTATTCTGCTGTTATTAAGAGTTTGAAAAACAACTCAATAACAGCAGTAATAAACGAAGCAATAAATATTGAACGATTAAAAACCATGTATTTTGATTATACAGGGCCAAGAGAAGTTGAAATAAGATTTATTGATCCGAGAAAATTTAGTGTTGCCCAACGTCGATTTATCTTTGCAATGCTAGAAGATATATTCTCTTTCACAGGGCAAGAAACGGAAGTGTTAAAGGAAATGTTCTATCTCCGTTTTGAAGCGCTCCAGGGCTATGAAATTAGCCTCAGGAACGATTCAGAAAACACAATGGACGACGCAACAATTTTAGCGAACATTATTTTAAATTTCATCTTTGAAAATAACATTCCATTTCGCAATGGGTACGATATTTTACCTGCTAATCAGGAATATTACTTTTACAAATGCATCACTAACAGAGTTTGCTGCATATGTGGCAAAACTGGTGCAGACATTGACCATTTTGATAAAGCTCTAGGTCGGCGGAAAAGAAAAAGTGTGGACCACACAGAATACACTTACGCTGGTTTGTGCCGATGCCATCACACAGAAAAACACAACATTGGTATTACAGCATTTAAGAAAAAATACCATGTTAAAGGAATTAAATTAAATCAAGAAACAATAAAGAAATTGAATATCGGCGGTTAAAGAAAGAGTGGGTTAATCCCACTCTACCAATTCATCATCGCCTTTTAAAACGACTTTATTCTCACCGAATTCAATAGTTTCAATTCCTGAATAAGTTGGAGCTTCTTCATCGGAAGTTGAATCTAATTTAGTTTTGATTCGCAATTTAACAGTTGCATTTTCATCCATTTTTTCTAAATGTTTTATTAACTCTTTAACTAACATAAAGTGCACCTCACTTGATTTTTAATATAAATATACAGATTTCCAGACTAAAAAGAAAGGGGAACGTACGTTGTCAGATAAACAGAAAAAGCGTTATTACTGGCTTAAATTGAAAGAAAATTTTTTTGAAGAAGACACAATCGAGTGGTTAGAAGAACAACCCAACGGAAAAGAGTACTGCTTAATATACCTAAAATTATGTTTGAAATCTTTAAAAACTGATGGGGTGTTAGTAAGGAACGTCGGTAGCATGTTAATCCCTTACGATGCTGAAACACTCGCTAGAGTCACAAATTCCACCGTTGACACTGTAAAAGTTGCGATGGATTTATTTAAGAAAATAGGATTAATCCAGTTGCTCGATACTGGTGAAATATATATCAATCAACTCAATGAACTAGTTGGATCAGAGACAGAAGCAGCCAAACAAAAACGCTTGCAAAGGTCGAAGGTGGACAATGTCCCTAAGTTGTCCTCTGAATGTCCTGAAAATGTCGCCCAGAGTATAGAGTTAGAGTATAGAGATAAGAGTATAGAGAAAGAGAATAAAGAAGAGCCAAAGAAACCTCCTTGTAAATATTCTGACGAACATTTACGTCTTGCTGAAAAGTTAAAAAATAATTTAATCAATGATTTTCCAAGTGAAATGAAAAAAGTGAAGATTGAAAAATGGGCTGACACGTTTAGGTTAATCGAAGAACGAGATCAACAAACTATTGCAGCAATTGACTATGTTCTTGATTGGTTACCGACAAATTCATTCTGGTTTGGAAACATTAGAAGTGCTTCTAAGCTAAGAACGCAGTTTGAAAAACTAAAATTTGAAATCAAGAATGAAAAAGAACGGGGCCAACAACGAACGACTTACCAACGTCAAAATGTTAGGACTGAAAATTTACCAGAATGGGCAAAAGAACCAAATAAACAGCAAGAAGAAAAGCTATCGCCAGAAGAGCAAGCAGAACTTGATAGACAAATAAAAGAGTACATGGAGGGGAAATAGTGAATGACAAAGTACCCAACACAAGAATTAAAAAACAAAAGAAAAACTCATGTCTTATTTATGAGTACAGAGGCAATGAAGAATATTTTTGAACTTGGTTATCCTTTCGAATTTTATGAAGCAAGTCACCAGTTTGCGATTCACTCACCGATAGGGGTTATCGATTATTTCGCTATCTCAGGTACTTGGGTTGTTCGCAAAGGACAAGATAGAGGTAAGGGTATACGAAAAATGAAGCAGTACATCAAAAACAAAGTAGGTGATATCATGGAAAAAGTAAAAGTAGTGAAATGTGCTGGGTATCTGGATAAAGACGGGAACATCACTAATCAAATTAAGAAGGCGATGCATTTTACAGACGGTGAATTAGCGAACCTTGCTGCATCAGTGGCAGGTGGAAAGGTCGTAAACGTTGTAATTCCACCAGAAAAGCCAAAACAATTACTTGAAAAAGTGAAAGAAGAATCATTTCAAGAAAAAACAAAGAAGAAAACAAAAAGTAATCAGTCGTGGATGACTAAGAAATAATTTGTTGTTTTTACGGCGTAATTTAACGACAGTTAGATTTAATAATTGGTTTAGGGTAATTAATCATAAATGATTTGAAACGCCTTAAATCGAAAAATAAAGCGGTGAAATTGTGAGGTAAAAAAATGAAATTAACTAGTGTGACATTTAAACCGTCGGCTGAACGGTTTCCGCCGATTGTATCAATAGATTTAGACCAATTAACACCAGATGAATACGTGACACTTAGAAATTTGGGGTATGACACGCAACTTTCTAAGCTTACAAAAAGGACCTTTGAAGAGTTGGAAGGCCATTTGGGAATTCGAGGAGACGTTACAAAGAAAAATGGATTTTATGTATTAATCAAATAATCAGAAAGGAGTGGAGTTTGTGGCCACAGTAAAGAATTCTTTACTCCTTTGACATTATGATAGTATGGGCACTATTTGATAGTGGGAACGGATGTTATAAACGTTCTGCACAAAAGTTTGAAGATATAGAAATATACAGCATAGGTTTGGATATTGAAAACAAGAATGACCATTTTATTCATCTGAATTTAGCGGACTATTCTTATATGTTTAATGATAATAAATTATTCAAAGTTTTAGACAAATTACCTAAGCCAGATTTAATCATTGCAAGCCCACCGTGCGAAAGCTGGTCAGTAGCTAGTGCAATGAAAAATGGGAATGCTTGTTGGAAAAGAGAAGATGTAACAGATAATTTATTTGCACCACAGATATTACCAAGCCCGTTTACTATAAGAACCACAATAGATTACGAAGATACTAATTATGTTTATGAAAGGCAATTTTTAAAAAGAGTGAATGGAGAGTTAACGGTTTTTAATACTATAAAAATTATAAAAAAGTACCAACCAAAATATTTCATCATTGAGAACCCCGCTAGTGGCAAAATTTGGGAATATATCGAAGATGTCTTGAATTTTAAACTGCCATTTAAAAATTTAACCAGGTATAACAATTATGATTATCCATTACAGAAGCCCACGAAATTTGCTAGTAATATTCATTTGGGATTGAAAAATAAAGTTATTAAACAAGAAATTGCCTGGGGGAATTTTTCCAAAAGCTATAATGAACGATCAAATATTCCAGAAAAATTAGTGGATGATATATTTAAAAAAGTTTTAGAGAAAAATAAATAGAAAGGAGCGGAGATTTGCGGCCGCATAAAAAGCTTTTTGCTCCTTTAACATTATGAAACTAACAACAGAAAAAATAAATGAACTGCTAGGTGTTGACGATGCCTACAAAGCGCCAGAAGCGCTCATGAATATATTACTAAATCGTGATAAACGAGAAATCGTGTTTAACAAATTTTTAGAAATAGAAAATGATTTAACTTTCGATTGGTTTCACGAATATTTTCAAGATGAGCATGCCGATCGGAAAGTCAAGAAACAAGATTTTACGCCAAATTCTATTGGCGAAGTGATTGCAAAAATCGTAGGCCCTGGAAGTGGATTGACACATGAAGTAGCTTCTGGGACAGGTGGAATGATCATACAAAAATGGCGAGCAGACAGATTATCTATTGGTTTTTTTGAATATAAACCATCAATGACTTTTTACGATTTAGAGGAGTTATCTGATAGAACCATTCCGTTCCTTCTGTTCAATCTTGCTATTCGTGGGATGAATGCCACCGTAGTCCATGGTGATTCGCTAGACAGAAAAATAAAACAGATTTACTTTTTACAAAATTCAAAAGATGATTCGTTGGCTTTTAGCGATGTAAATGTTATGCCACACAGCGATGTGGTCACAAGAGAGTTTCAAGTCAGAGAATGGCTAGAAGAGGCTATCGACCACATCGAAAGTCCCAGCATGTTAGGAGGAGAAAACGAATGAGTAAACGCCCCAGACTTTTTACTGGCTATTTTTTAGAATGGATTGAAACTTACAAAGTCGGTGCAATTAGAGATATCTCAGTTAGTAAATATTATATAGCCCACAAACACCTTACTGAAATTTGCCCTGATTTAACGATAGATAAATTAGATAGAAAGGCTTATCAAAGCATTCTTAATGAATACGCTCTGACACATGAGCGGCAGACAACAATGGATTTCCATCACCAAATTGGCAGCTGTGTAAGAGATATGTATCACGAAGGACTAATTAAACGTGATCCGACCTACAAAGCGATTATCAAAGGAATACCGCCGAGACCAAAAAAGAAAAAATTCCTGCAAAAAGGCGAACTACAAAAGCTGTTAAAATCACTAGAACTTGGGGAAGGGATAAATATGGATTGGTTCATTTTACTGGTTGCAAAAACAGGAATGCGCTTTGCGGAAGCCATTGCGTTAACACCATCTGATTTTGATTGGACCAGAAATACCGTCAGCATTAATAAAACATTGAACTACAAAAATTCTACAATGTTTTTTCAGGATACGAAAAACAAAAGTTCTGTTAGAACGATAAGCATTGATTGGCAGATAGTTGGTCAGTTTAAACCGCTCATTGAAAATTTGCCTCAAGATGAATTGATTTTTGTAAATCGAGATGAACAGACAGGCAAGTATAAACGAATTTTTAATTCAACATACAATTCCCACCTGATCAGAAAATGCAAAGAATCAGGAATCACTGTCATCACAATGCACGGACTTAGACATACGCATGCAAGTATTTTACTCGCTGACGGGGTGTCAACTCATAGCATAGCTAAACGTCTAGGTCATTCAAGCGTGACTACTACTCAAGAAACATACATGCATATAATTGATGAATTGCAGAGTAAAGACGACGAAAAGATTCTTGGTGCATTGATGCAACTTTCCTAGTGTGGTGATTTCATGTATAGAAAATGGACAGAAGACGAACTAGTGTATTTAGAATATTTTGTTTTTGAAAATGATACTCAGCTAATTGAAGCTTCTAAGTTCTTGAACAGAAGCATCAATGCGATTAGAAAAAAATTGTGCAAAATGCGAAAAGAAGATGATTTTAGATGCTACATGCACCGGCTATGGTCTGAAAAAGAGGATGAGTTCTTAAAAAAGCACTATTTATCTATGAAAAATAAGTATATAGCTGATAGGTTAAATCGTACAGTTGGAGCTGTTGAGTTTAGGGCTAAAAAATTAGGGCTGACAAAGCACAAGAAGATTAAAGAGCTAGATACAGAAATCCGACGTTTGATTGACGAAGATTACTACCTCAGCCAAATATGCACAAAATTAAACATTAAGATGTCGTCTCTAATCGCACATTGCCAACGTGAAAAAATCCCCTATAAAAAAATGCCTAGAACTGAGTATAAAAACTATGGTAACCACGTTTGGAATGTGCAAGATAAAGTGAGATTCCAAGAATATTTAAGCAAACAAGAGTTGAAAGCGAGTGAAGAAGATGATTCCAAAGTTTAGAGCATGGTTAAAAGAAGAATTAGAAATGCAAGATGTGTTAGCTTTTGATACGAGAGGACACAGTTTCCTAGGCATTGAAGGATCACATGTTACAGTAAGTGGCTGGTGTGATGTATTTGAAGTTGGTAGACAAGCAATCCTCATGCAATCAACAGGCTTGAAAGACAAGAACGGCGTTGAAATTTTTGAGGGAGATATTGTTTCAGTAAGAAATCATCCATTTCAGAAAACAGAAAGCAGTGTTGGAATTGAAATAGACGGTGATTATAAAGTGTCTTGGAATGAACATGACCTAACTTGGTGCGCTGGAAATCTTTTGTTAGCAAGAATAAAGCCTTATGTAACTGTTATTGGCAATATCTATGAAAATCCAGAATTATTGGAGGAAAAATAAATGGCTTATGAAAAATTACGTTTAGTAACAGCGATAGTAAGTGGAGATATTTATGTTGGTAGAGTCAAAGACGGCTTGATGGACACAAGATATCGTCGAGTAATTACAGGTGAGGCTATTCAGTCGGTGGTAGATTGGTTTTTTTTAAATAAAAAAAAGACAGTCCAATTTGAAGGTGTTGATGGCAAAGAGCATAGCTTATTTTATACATCTGATAAAGAAAAAGCGAAAAAAATTCTAGCTATTTTAAAGGAGGAAGAAGAATGAAACAATTTAACATTGAATTAGTAAGACGTGACAAAGTCAAAGTGGAGCTTGATCCAGAATTTTTTAACGAAGAATGGTTTGCAGAATTTCGCCACTTTTTTTATGACTATGAAACTTTAGAAGAAATAGCAGAATATATCACGTTTAACGTGGTGCATAATAACGAAACTTTCATCGATGGAATTGGAATACCTCTGAGAAATGGAAAACGTCCATACTGGCTAAAGAAAGATGAAGAAGTAAATGAACACGTAAACGTTATTTATAACAGTTATGATACTGAGATTGAGTATGAGTAGGAGGAAGAATAATGATTCCCAAAATAGAAGTATGGTTGCACAATTTTTCTGCATGGTTTGAAATAGATTCAATTGATTATCTTGAGAATACGTTTGTTATAGTAGATGAATTTGGAAATCCGCATGAGTTTTCTGGTAAAGGTCGTTTGTTTAGAGTGAAAATTGAGGAGGAAAAACACATGAAATTTTACGAAATGAAAGAACCTTATTATGCATTAATCGCTGCTAAAGATGAAAAACAATGTTTAAAACTTTACAAGGATATTGTTTGCGAAGTAGAAGACGAAAAAGAATTTTTCGATGATATGAAAACAATTGATAAATACGAAGCGTTCAAAATGCTTGCTAAAAGTCATATTGAAGATGGTGGAGAATTGGGCGTAGAAGAAGCTTTCAATCAATTAGAAAATCTTGAAGAAGACGGCGAAGTATTATTGATTGACGGCAGCTTGATTTAGGAGGAGTAATCGTTGCTTACTACTCTAAAAGTCTATAAAGAAGGCTTCAACGAGAGCATAAAAATTGGTGAGTCAGTTGATTATGCGGGTGATAAATATATTGTTATCCGCATACTTGAAATAAAAAAATTGTATTTCAGTAAGTCGGTAAGACTAGAACTTAGAATCTTAGTACAAAAAGTAGGAGTAACAACTAATTATAACAAATATAAAAAACAGGCGCAGGTAATTGAACATTACGATCAGAGCAAAGACAACGAAAGAATGAAAAAAGTCGGAGATATTGTAATTTTGGATAAGAAAATTGCTTATGAAGTAATTTCAATTAATAGTATTCACTATGAGTTTGTTGATTTGGTTGTTGAATATACTGTACAAATGGTTGTTCCGTGGTCGGAACAAGAAATAAATAAAGCACTGAAAGAAGAGCGCAAAAGTACGTTTAAGGTATTGGAAGGTGGAAAGTAATGAATAAACAAGAATTGATTGAAGAGTTAGAATGCTTAGAAGTTCCTACAGATAGTCTTGATTATTTGAAAGGTGCTAACTATGCTGTCGAAAAAGCAATTAGCTTAGCAAAACAACTAAAAGAATCGAAAAAAGCTGTATTACCTAAAAGTGCCGATGAATTTATCAAAGAAGGTTTATCAATGGGGTCTGATAAAGTAGACATTATCGGTTCCGCAGTTTCTTTTTCAAGTTCAATGCCCGATGATGAATTTTCTTTGTGGTTTAAGTCGAACAGAGATTTATTCGTTGATACATTAGCTAACGGTTACGAAGTCGAGAAAGAACCGCTTTATTATGTTTTATTATCAGACAAAGGGGCGACCAACATAGGATATACTTTTTTAAATTTAGCGGGAACAATTGATTTTACGATATGTAAGGAAAAGGTGGATATGTTAACAGAAAATCAAATCAAAGCAATTGATGAGCGCTATTGGCCGTTTGCTGTGAAGGTGGAGTAAGAATAGATGAAAGATAAGAAATTTTCACCTCTAACAATTATTTGTGTGATTATAGGCATATGCTGGATTGTCTCAATTGTGGGAATCGGATATTTTATTTCACATCCAGAACTAATTGAACACTGGTTTAGTCGTTTAATAAGTGGGTTTAAATAGTTTTGAAACCAATGTATTTTAGTTTTTACAATCGATAGTATAAAAAAACTACCTAGTTTCCGCTAGGTAGTTCTGTAAGAAATAATATTAAGTTTATTTTTTATAGTATTTTTATACCAAACCCATTATAAAAAATCAAGTATAAAAAAGCCAACCGACCACTGGTTGACTAAAAGCATATTAGTGATGAATATTCTACCAGATAAATAGCCAGTCGTTTTCCGCCGACTGGCTGAGAAGTGAATAACTATTGGAATATTATTCTTAATATAATTAATATCATAAGTAATGGTTAAATAGCAAAGAATAAGCTTTCATTATGTATATTTGCATAAATTAAAGGAGTTACTCAGTTTCCGCTAAGTAACTCCTGAATGATGGTATGTTTAACATAAAATATTATACCATATAGGAGGAGTCAAGGCTATGACGTTGGTACCAGAAATAGATTACAAAAAAACAAAAGATAAAGTTCGTAGATTATTAAAAAGCTGTCGAAGCCTACAACGAATGAGTGGTGTAAAAGTACATTTGCAATCTCCTATATTATCTGATATGCCACGACATCATAGTAACAGAAATAATGCTGAGGAAAGTATGGTTCATTTATTTAGAAACACATCTAAATTATCGATAGAGGCATCTAGACAACGTAGAGAGCAGGTCAGAGCGATAGAACACACGTTAAAATTGTTGCCTGACGTCTCAAGAGAGATATTATACTATTCCTATTGCGTACCGAATCCATACAGCATGGCTAAGCTGAGCAGAACAATAAAAGTATATCGTGAAAACGAGTTTGGCCAAGTGGAAGAAATAAGCTACAGCATTAAAAATATTGAGAAGCTAAAAGACAATGCATTGATTGAATTTGCGGAAGCCTATCATTACGAAAATTTGATAGTTCAAAAAAATTAGGGTTTTTTTAGGGATTAATTAGGGTTTTTAACTCGAAATCCGTTGTATTATGGTAGTATCGAAAGTCAAAGAAATGGACACATTACACACTTTCTGGTTTAGTCTACCGTTTGCTTTGCCTTTCGATAGTCACTTGCAGACTTACGTTCTCAATAAAATGAAGTGAGGTGAATAACCTCCTCTTTTTTCTACAGGTTTGCAAGTGACACGTTAATGGAATATAGCTCAGTTGGTAGAGCATACGACTGTTAATCGTAGGGTCATGAGTTCGAGTCTCGTTATTCCAGTAAGTAGCAAAAGCTGCTTAAATAAAAATATCGTCAGTAATTCAAATGTAACTACCTTTACGATCGAATGACGGTTAAGATTTTCCCTCCTATCGTAGACTGCACTTTCACCGTGCAGTCTTTTTATACGCAAAAAAACCACTAGAATAAAAACTCTAGTGGATAGGTAGCAATACTTACATCACTTTTGGGGAAGGTATAATAAGTAGATTTTCTAACGCATTTAGGAAATGCTACCTTTCACTATTATAACACTAAGTAGTTATTTTGGTTATCCTATTTTGGGCATAATTTGCTTATATTGGTACATAAAATTATACAGGAGGTGAGGTCATGGCAAAGTACACAGAATGGATTTCTGAAGAAGGATTAATAAAAATAGGTGGATGGGCTAAAGACGGCCTCACCGATGAACAGATAGCACAAAATATTGGAATAAGTCGTTCTACGTTAAACGAATGGAAAAAACGATTTCCGGACATTAAGGACACCATAAAAAGAGGCAAAGAAGTTGTAGACCGCCAAGTGGAAAATGCACTGTTTAAAAGTGCAATAGGTTACGAATACACTGAAATTACTAAAGAGTTAACTGACTCAGGCATGAAAGTAACTAAACGAGTAACAAAACAAGTGGCTCCTAACCCAACATCTGCTATTTTCTGGTTAAAAAATAGAAAGCCAGATGAATGGAGAGATAAGAAAGAAACAAAAGTTTCTGGTGAAATGTCTGTTAACAATCCTTTTGCTGGTCTGTCTGAGGAAGAATTAAGAAAGTTAGCTGAAGGCGATGGATAAAATCGTTTTAGGCGCGAAGTTAGAATTATCCCGTCGTTATTTTTGGGACTATTGTAAATTAACTGCATCTGACTTTTATAAGCAGGACAGAGAGTATTTAAAAGAGTTATGCGATGACCTGCAAGAATTCATTTATGATAGCGACGATGACGTTCTAGTTATCAACGAACCGCCAAGGCATGGGAAATCCAGGACTGCTGGTAAATTCGTAGAATGGTTGTTAGGGAATGACACTCGAAAAAAAATAATGACGGGATCATATAACGAAACGCTATCTACAACATTTTCTAAAAGCGTAAGGAATACTATTCAAGAAATAAAAGCTGATGAAAACAGAGTTGTATTTTCAGATGTATTCCCTGGGGTAGAGATAAAGTCTGGTGATGGGGCCATGAACTTATGGAGTTTGACTGGCGGATATAACAATTATCTAGCAACGTCACCAACTGGGACAGCTACAGGGTTTGGTGCAGACATTATTATCATTGATGATTTAATTAAAAACGCTGAAGAAGCCAATAATGCTATGGTCTTAGAGAAACACTGGGAGTGGTTTATTAACACAATGCTTTCTCGTTTAGAAACAGGTGGAAAAATCATCATCATCATGACGCGTTGGAATTCTAATGATTTAGCGGGCAAAGCATTAAAAGAATTGCCGCAATCAGGCTATAAAGTAAAACATATTAGCATGAAAGCATACGATGAAGAAACGGATACAATGCTTTGTGAGTCTGTGCTTTCCAAGGAAGAATATTTCCGCAAAAAGAAAACAATGGGTGCAGACATTGCTTCAGCTAACTACCAACAAGAACCAATTGATTTAAAAGGACGACTGTATCAAAAGTTTTCAACTTATGAAACGCGTTCAAATTATATCAAAATATGGAATTATACAGATACGGCAGATAAAGGTGCTGACAACTTGTGTTCAATTGTTTTTGGTGAGACAGAAGACCATAAAGCAGAAGTGTTGGATGTTCTGTTTACAAAAGAACCAATGGAACAAACGGAAACAGCGCATGCAGAACAAATTAAAAATAATCAGGTGAACCATGCCCGCATTGAGTCTAACTCTGGTGGGCGTGGTTTTTCTCGTAATTCAGAAAGAATCGTTAAAGAACGAGGATATCGTGGAGCTTATTACGAGCCATTTCATCAATCGGCAAACAAACAATCGCGTATCCTTTCTAATGCGGCACTTGTTGAAAATAACGTGTTTTTCCCTTCTGATTGGAAAATAAGATGGCCAGATTTTTATGAAGCTATGACGACCTACCAAAGAGAGGGGAAAAATAAACATGATGATGCACCAGATGCAGTTACAGGAATTGTAGAAACGTTAGCAAATGATAATAAAGTTCAATTTATTCAATTTTAGGAGGCGGAATGATTGTTTCAAAGTGATTTAACATTGAGTCGATATAAAAGATTACGAACGAAATATTCTACGCAAATAAACGAAGAGCTGTTTGATCCAAATGACTTCATAACAGAGATGAAGCCATTTTTTGATGACAGAGAGCGTAAATACAAAGCTTATACAAGTGAAGAAAATGAGATTGATAGCAGACCTAAACCAAACACGAAAATTATAAAAGTGAATAATAAACTTCACGCTGGCTTATACAACACCATTGTTGATCAAGCAGCTGATCATTTCACAGGTATCCCAGTTAAATGGGATTATGATATTACAGAACAAAGAAAGTCCTTAATTCAAAAAACAAAGGATTTATTTTTAGGTAACGTCAGCGCGAAAATTAAAACGCCTAAAGAATTCGATAGACTAGCAGAATTAGTTAAAGAAATGCGATTCGCAATGTTGGATTCGGACACGGCACGATATCAAGGCGCTTGTGGGGTGGCTTTTCGTTTGTTAGAACCCGTTAAAACTGAGGGCGAGTGGCAATTGTGGGCATGTAATGTTGAGCCGTGGAGAGCCGAAAAATATGAGAATGCAGATATTTTCATTCGAGAGAAATATGACACACACCAAAAGAAATTTTTCGAAGAAATGAAAGTTGTTACTAAGAAAAAAATCTTAACGTATGACAGATACGTGGAAACGAATTTAATGAATGCGGCTGAAACATTTAAATTGACAGCAGAAACTGATAACCCTTTAGAAACGTTCTACCTATCAGAATTTAAAAACAACACAAACCGTTATTGTGATTTTGAAGTAGCAGAGGAACTTTCTGATGCATTTGATAGAAGCCTGTCAGACCAGCAAAACGAGATAGAGCAATTTAAATTAGCGTATATGATGATTAGCGGGTCTCGTTTAGGTGAAGAAGAAGCACAGAGGATGATGGAACAGCTAGGTATCATTAATTTGCCAGATCCACAAGCAAAGGTTGGCTATGTAACGAAAGATATTAACAAAGATTTCAACGAGTATCATCTTAATCAGTTGAAAAAGCTTTACTACACAGTCACTAAGTCAATCGACTTCAACGATGAAGTATTTAAATCCAATAGCTCTGGTGAAGCTCGCAAGTGGCAAATAATAGCACTAGAAGCCAAAACAAACACGAAAGAGCAGTACTTCAAAGAAGGATTAAAAGAAGTTGCAGAGACGATGGCAGCTTTTATAAAATTTAACGATAAATTAGAAGTAGATGTTTCTAAAATTGTGTTTACATTTAGTCGTAGTTTACCAACCGATATTGGATATCTTGCTGAGGCGTTACCTAAATTAGCACCTTATGTATCAAAACGTACTATCATTAATCAAATTCCATTCGTTAAAGATCCAGATTACGAGGCGGACATGATGAATTTAGAACAAGGGCAAAACTATCCAAGCGGGGAATACGGCAAGCTAGGCGGTGCGGATAATGACGAAGAAGAAAATAACGGCTAGTGAACGTTATTGGGAAAAACGCCGAGAATTAGAAGACAAAGCACGTTTGAAACTAGAGAAGAAAACTCTTAGTGAGCTAGAATCTGTTTTTGAACGTGCTTTAGTTAAAATTCAACGACAGCTATTGTCACAAGCGGATTTACATGACATCACGCAAAGTGAAATGCTAGAAGACTTTAGCAAACGAGACCAAGAAAAGTACCGCAAGTATATCGAAAAAAACTATGAAAAGTTGATGGAATCAGATGAAGCTTATAAGCAATTCATTGATGAATATTTTCCGTCCTATGACTATGCGAAAGTTAATCGTTTGTTACAATTACGAGCAGATATCTTTTCAACGCTAGCTGATGAAGCAATCGCAAGCGACGTTAACGGTAAATTTAATAACGACTTAGAAAACATTACAAAACGAATCTACAATTCTAATTCTAATGCGTTGATGCAATTATTAGGTGGCTCTGCTTCTGGTTTATCAAAAAAAGAGCTGGAAAACATTCTGAATTATCCATGGAGCGGCAAAACTTTTTCATCTCGCTTGTGGGGCAATATTTCAAGTTTAGAGCAACGTCTAAGTAATTCTATTATTAATTCGTTGGCAAGTGGCGAAGGTGTTTTAGAAGCTCTTAAAACGATGAAAAATGATGGTGTTATTAGCGGTATGTTTAAATTGGAACAAGGAAAGTTTAATCGATCGATTGAAAATCTTGTTAGAACGGAATATTCCCATTTTGCTGTAGAGGGTGTAAGAAAATCGCTAAAGGATGTAGGTGTTAAGCAAACACAAAGCTGGTCAGCAGAAGATGAACGTGTTTGTTCAATTTGTGGTGGACGTCACGGAAAAGAGATTAAAGATGATTGGCACCCACCATATCATGGACGATGCCGTTGTACTGAAATACCAATTGTTCCTGAAATTAGCGATGACATAGATAAATTGTATGAAGAAATGTTCGGTGATTTATTGAATGAATTCGCTAATAATAATTGGGGAATAAAATTAAATAGGAGAGGAGGATAGCAATGAAAGGATTATTCGAAGCAGTATTAAATCTGGAAGTTACCAGTGGTACCGAAAAAGCCTACAAAAAAGCTTTTGAACAAGAAAACGAACGATACTTAACCAAACACACTTTGAGAGACGGCAACGGTAATATCGTCAAAGATGAGCTTAAATCAGTTTGGGGTGGTAATTATTGTCACGTCGATATTTTGTATTCTTTACCAGGTGAAAAAAGTAAATTAACTATTTCGATTGTATCTAGGACTCTACAAAATGTAAAAGATGCTGTAACTGATTATCAAATGTTAGGTGCTGAACTGGTCCGTAAGAATTGGGAGTGATTAGATGAATAACGGTTTTAATACAACAGAAAATAATGTTTCCATAGTTATTTATTTTAATGATGCTAAGACAGCGTTATTTCAAAGAGTAACTAATTTTAAAGTTGAAGAAGATAGTTATGGTAAAACAATGGTTATTTTTGACTATTTAGGGCAATCTACTCAGACTGCAAGACATGCAGTATTTAATTTAGGGAATATAGCAGGATATGCGAGGTCGATTGATTAAATGGATGAAGATGAATTAGACGAGTTGTGGGAATTAGAAGATTTAGGAATCTTATGAGGTGATTAGATGGATCCCTATGATTATTTAGATAGTGATTATGAAGAATTTTTGAGGAAGGAGGATAAAAAGATGGATTCGCAAAAATTTATTGATAAATGTAAAGAAATTGTTTTAAATTATGCCAACGAACACCTAGACAAATCAGATCAAAAAGAAATTACTGAAAAAGATGTCTTTGTTGTTTGGAGTTGCAAAACATTACAAAATAACAAAGCGCTATTAAGTACAACTTTGCTTGATGGGATGTATTATGAGTTAACACTGAACGGCGACAAGCAAGAAATTTATTTTGATGCATACAAAAAATGGGAAAACAAGGCAATTAAAGTCTAGCAAAAGTTAGGCTTTTTATTTTGTCCGAAATGACACTAAACTAGCGCAATGCTGGGCTTAATTGAATGGTGGGGCGCAATAAATAAATCTAAAGCAATGCGGGGCGTGCAAACGAATCGTGGGGCGAAAGGAGAAACAAAATGAAAACCAAAAAATTATTACCAATGAATTTGCAGATGTTTGCTGATGGTGGGGGAAATGAACCAGAGTTCACTATTGATGATTTTAAAGCATTTGTCGAGTCGAATGAAGATGCACAGAAATTCATTCAATCTCAATCACAAAGTGCTGCAGATAAGCAGTTGGAAGCGTGGAAACAGAACAATCTAGACAAGTTAAAACAGGAAGCTGTGAAGCAATATGAAGAAGCTAAAAAGAATAAAACACCAGAACAGCTAGAACTTGAGAAATTAAAAGCTGAGTTTGAAGCAGAGAAAGCTAAGAGCCGTTCGAATGAAAATAAAGCTTTTGTAGCTGAACAAATTGCAGGATTAGAGCTTGATAAAGAGTTGAAAGATTCAGTTTCCCAGTTCATGTTGAACACTTTAGTTAGTTCAGATACAGAATTCACACAGAAAGCTGTAGAAGCGTTCACAGGCGTTTTAGGAACAATCAACGAGAAGCATGCAGAAGCCATCAAAAACATGGAAATGGGTAAAGCTTTTGGTAATAAGCAGCAACAAACTAATGCGACTGATGGTAATCAGTCAACGCAACCGATTGAAAATCCTAAAGAAGCATTAGGTCAAAAATTACAAGCATTTAATTAGGAGGAATTTATAAATGAAAAAAACTACAGTAAATAATCTAGAATACTTAGATATTTCACAAGAGGTAAATGCATTACAACGTCCGTCAACACCGTTTCTAAGCTGGTTATTAGGAGCTGGCAAAACTAGCCCAGCAACTTCTACGGAGATCAAATGGCGTGAATCAGAACTTGATGGAGAAGATTCATCTGCACAATTAGAAGGCGGGGAATACAAAGATGCAGATTCAGGGCGTAAATGGTTCAATAACTACACTGAAATTTTCCGTAAATCTACTTCTGTTTCAGGTACATTAGATGCTATCAATGTAAATGGCGTAGGTAGTGAATTAGCTAATCAAGTCTCTCAACGTGCATTAGAAATGAAGTTAGATTTGAACAAAAAGCTATTAATTGGTGTAAAAGCTGATGAAAATGGTACTAAAGGACGACAAATGGCTGGTGTAATTAACTTAATCAACTCTGATAACTTAGTTAAAACGTCTGTAGCTGATGCAGTAACACGTAAAGATGTGGATAAAATGTTTAAAACTATGTTTGACAAAGGTTATGCAGGAGAAAAACTATGTCTGGTTTCGACTGATATGGTTGATTTAATGACCGATGAAGTTGATAAAGCGGGCACTAAAGTGTTTAACTTTGGAGATCAAGTAGCTTTTGGATTGCAGCTAGGGAAAATTGTTTCAAATTATGGATCAGGTACAGCTTTAATTGAGCCGTCACTGCCAAGTGGAACAATGATTGCGTTAGATACAAACTATGTGGAGCTACGTCCGTTACGTGAATGGCGCGCAGAGGAATTAGCTAAAACAACTGATTCAAAACGTATTGGTTTAGTTGGTGAATACACGATTGAATACAACGCTTCAAATTCAGGGGCAATCTTAAACCTTGCAACTGCAGCCCCGGGTGAATAATTAAAAAGTAAAGGAGAATAATTATGGTTAAAAAGTCAGAGGTCAAAGAAGAAGTAATCGAAGAGACAAAAGAAGTAACTGAAGAAGTGAAACCTGCAACAAAAACATTCAAAGTTTTAAAAAATAAAAATTTCGTTGGTTTTGTTCATCCTGAAACACGTAAATTTATTACAGCAGTTGACGGAAAAATCGAAGTGAGTGTTTCTGATAAAAAAGCTATTACAATTTTAGAAGAAGCTGCAGATTTAACAGAAATTTAGGTGATTATATGACAGACGAACAAAAAAAATTAATTATAGAAAAAGTTTCAAAAATGCTACCTAATGTTTCAAAAGAGCGTATTTCGTCTGTCTTAGACCTAGTTCTTTTGGAAATCGGATCTTACAATACATGTAAGATTGAAATTGATTGGGATTTACTTACCTCGCTTGTAATTGAAATTCTATATCAGTCGCTTAAAAGCGAAACTGAACAAGCTGTAACTAGCATTAAGCGCGGTGATACATCTATTAGCTATGCAACTACGCAGCAGAGTATAACAGCGTTGCTAGGTAATTACAGCGACACTATAAAACGTTTAATTGGCTGTGATAGCGGGGTGTTGTTCTATTGAATGAAGCGGATGTTTTGGCAACGACCTATCTTGATACTTGTGTTATTGAAAGAATGAGTGATATCGAAAATCCTGAAACAGGTATTACGGAACAAGGTTATTCACCAATTCATGATGGGAAGTTAAAATGCGCACTGTCTCAAAGTGGTCTGGGTAGCGCTGGAAGCTTACCAGTTGTTGAAAACAAAGGTACCTTTAATATCACTTACGAAGATCAAAAATTATTCTTAATGCCTGATGTAGATGTGAAGAAGGCCGACAGAATCACGGTCATTCAAAGTACAGGTCAAAAGCATATTTTATTTGCAAAGAAACCCTTTAACTATCCAAGCCACATCGAAGTGACATTGACAGGAAGTGCAATCGATGAGTAAAAGTGATTTTAGAATGACCTCGAATGCTGACAAAGTTATTGCAAACTTGAAGAAAATGACACCAATTGCCGAAAAAGAAGGTATTGCGATGGTCAATGATTCGTTAGCGAAGATTTATCAGTTAATTGTACCTATTACGCCGATAAAAACGGGTGATTTGAGACGCGGATACAGAATCATTAAAGCTAGAAAAACATCAAGTGGTAGAATCGTTGGCGCCTTAATTAACAATGAAAAATATTTCAAATATGTAAATGACGGACACAGAACGAAGAATGGTGGATTTGTAAAAGGGCGATTCATGTTGCAAAAGTCTTATAAATTAGCTCATGCAACATATATTCCAAAACGATTCAAACAAATGGCGATTGTCATCGCGAAGAAAGGATAGGATATGTACGATAAAATTTTAAAAATGCTTACTAGCAAAATAAAACAGTTCTCGGATGCACCTATCTATCTTGATGATGTGATGCAATCGTCAGAACCGTTTTATTTTGTTTTAAGCGTAGAAGAAAGCATGACTGATAATGTTGGACAAAACGTTCAGAATAAAGCATATAACGTTGATATTGCGTTAGTTGATAGTAAGAAAAATAAACAATTAGTAACAAGTCTGACAGAAAGCTGTGGGGCTTTTTTTAATGTCTTAAATCTAGATGGAAACGAACTATTTCCAGAAGATTATCAAGCATTTAAAACAGATGGAATTCAACATATTAATTTTAATGTTGCTTTTCCTCAATTAATCGAATGGAGTGAAAAATAGATGGCAAATAAGAAAAATGTTCATATTATTTCCGTTGAAACACCTACTTGGTTTCCTTTAGTGGATGAATCAGGCACTTTTCCAACTTACGGAGAGCCAACTACAATCGGAACTGCAGTAAATGTTAAACCTAATGTAAGCACTGAAACTACAACAGATTATGGTGACAGTGTTGCGCAAGATTCAACTGTATCTTTTGGCGGTGCTGAAATTGGTATGGAAACGAATGGATATGAAAATCAAGTTTTAGCAACAATCACAGGAGCAAAAATATTAAAAGGCGGTGTACTACGTTCGGGGGATGATATTGCACCAGATGGAGCTTTTGCATATAAACGTTTGAAGTCTAACGGAAAGTACCGATTTACAATTTTTTATAAAGGCAAATTTGCCTTGACATCGGATGAAACATCAACTCGTGAAGGGAGTTCGGTTACGTATGCTCATCCAGAATGGACAGGATCTTTTGTGGATGTTCCAGGGTTAGGATATATGTATTCTGTGGATGAAGACGATGAAAATATAGATCGAGAAATGATTAAGAACTGGTTCATTAAAGTAACTGATCCTCGAGATGAAACCACTACTTCTGTCAGTGGTGTAACTTTAGATAAAGCGGAATTAGTTCTAACGGTTGGTGAAACTGCAACTCTAACGCCAACAATCGCACCTGAAAACGCAACAAACAAAAACTATTCATTCAAATCAAATGATACTTCAATTGCAACAGTAACACCTGTGCAAGGAAAAGTTACAGCAGTAACAGCAGGAAACACAACTCTTGTTGTCACTACTGAAGATGGCAACCATACAGCTGAATGCAGCGTAACAGTTAATGCATAATAAAATTTAAGGGCGGCGAAGTGCCGTCCTATTTAAATGGAGGAATTAAAAAAATGGCAAGTAAATTTCAGCAAAAAATTAAATTAATGATTAAAGATGGCGATAAATATACCTGCAAGCAATTCACATCTGCGGAGTTTTTACAAGGTTCCGTTATGGATGCGGGTACTGATTTACAAATTAAATTAGAAGAAGCAACAAAAACAAATGACATGGAAGTAATTCGTCCTATTTTAAGAGAATGCTATGACCTTATCGCTAACGTTATTTTTGAAGGACAGTTCACTGGACAAGAATATGTTGATGGACTAGATGCGAGGGAAGTATTAAAAATTACAGGTCAGTTATTAGGATCTATTACTTCAGGATACGATGCGATCTATTCAGACCAGAAAAAAAAGTAACAGATCTCCTTTATCACCCTCGTTTTAAATATAGTCCCCAATACCGAGAAGCAGAATTAAAAATCTCACTTCTTGAAAAAGGCTGGACATTAAATGAAATTGAGAACACAGACTTGAAAGAACTTATGAAGCTCTATGCATTTCAAGATGCCGTTCAAGAGTTTGAAGATCGTAAATTCCTTGATGAACACACAATGTTCTAAGAAGGGAGGGGGTACTTATTGAACAATGAAGACTTAGTCTTAAAAATGATACTGGATGAATCGGGATTCTCACAAGGGCTAAATTCGGCAGTAAAAAAGTTGCAAGGTTTTGATGGAGAGGTTGACAGGACAGGACAAAAAGGCGGCCGCTCTCTTGGATCTATTTGGACGTCATTTGTTGGTAACTTTTTAGCCAGCGGAGCAACTAAAATTATTTCAAAAGGAATTGGGCTGATTACCAGCAACATCGATGGGGCCATTAATCGTGTGGATACGTTAAATAATGCAAACCGTGTATTTGAAAATATGGGCTTTTCAGCTGGCGAAACATCAAAAACAATGGATAGCTTGAAGAAGAGTATCCAAGGGTTGCCTACACCTTTAGACAGCGCAATTAAAGGTGTTCAATTAATTGCTTCGTCTACAAATGACTTAGGGAAATCAGAACAGATTTTTGCGGCTTTAAATAACGGAATTCTCGGTTTCGGTGGTTCTGCTGAAATGGTAGACAATGCCATTATCCAGCTGTCCCAATCGTTTTCAAATGGTAAAGTAGATGCGCAAACGTGGAACTCAATGATTAACAGTGGTTTGGGACCAGCTTTAAACGCATTAGCGAAACAAATGGGGTTAACTGCTGGTCAGATGAAAGAAGGTCTCTCTGATGGTTCAATTTCAGTTGAAGAATTTCAAGACTCTCTAATTAAATTGAATAAAGAGGGCGGTGGAGGCCTTAAATCATTAGAGCAGATTGCTAAAGACTCTACTGCAGGTATTAAAACCGGATTGGCTAACATGAAAACTGCGATTGTTCGTGGTGTGGCCAATGTTGTAACTAAAATTGACGAAGGCTTAAAAAGTGCAGGTTTTGGAAGTATTAGTGAAATCATTGCTGACAAAGGGGCAAAAATGGAAGCAGCTTTATCTAAATTTGCCGAGATGATTCCGCCAATGATTAAAACAGCCAAAACATTGTATGATACGTTAAAGCCTTACGCACCGCTGCTTGCGGGTTTAGCTGGTAGCATTGGTACGTTGATGCTTGTGAATAAAGTGAATGCAGCATTTAAAGCTTGGAGAGAAGGTACAGAAGCACTTTCGATAGCTCAAGCAATTTTAAATAAGACAATGCTATCAAATCCTTTTGTTGCAATCTTAACTGCTGTAGTAGGGTTAGTCACAGCGTTTATTTATCTTTGGAAAACCAATGAAGGTTTTAGAGATGCTGTTAAAAACATTTGGAAAAACATACAGGAGGTCATTTCAAGCGCTGCTGATGTAGTTGTAAAAGCTTGGAATTCGACAATGGAATTCTTCAGCAATATGTGGGATGGTACAAAAGAAGCTTTTTCAAATGCTGGCACATGGATGAAAGAAGCACCTGGAAATGCAGCCGACTGGGTTAAAAACAAATGGAATGGCACTAAAGAATTCTTTAGTGGACTTTGGGATTCAACAAAAGAAGGCTCAAAAAACACATGGGAAAACATCAAGCAGGGCGCTGCTGATAGTGCTAAAAGTGTTGGAGAAAGTTTTAAAAACGGCTTTGATAATGCAAAAGACTGGTTTAAGGGTGTTGGAAAATCAATATCAGATGTTTTCACAACAGCATTTGATTTTGTTTGGAAATATATTGGTCCGTATGTAACAGGAATCAAAAATGCGTTTAAAATGGTTGTTAACGCTATGAAAGCGAACATTGAAAATGTCAAAATGATCGCTGAAAATGTCGTTACCATTCTAAAAAATGTTCTGTTAGCTCCAATACTTTTCATCACATCAATGATTACAGGCGGATGGGAAGAAGCAAAAGAGAACATGATTGCCGTTTGGGATAATATTGCTGAAGCAGCCCAAACTATTTGGTTTGGTATTAAAAATATCTTTTATAACACTGTCACAGCTATTTCCTATTCAGTCACTTCTATTTTTAATGGATTGATGTTGACAATTAAAAAGATTTGGATTGATGTGAAGTTATTTTTCACCTTACTTTGGATTGACATCAAATATGGAGCAATCAACGTTTGGATTGAAATTAAATATTCTATCATCGAAACGTGGATAAATATTAAATTTGAAGCAATTAGAATATGGGAAAGTTTGAAAACTTGGTTCTTTGAAACAGTAGAAAACATTAAAAATGGTGTGATTGATGGCTGGAACAACCTAAAACAAGGAACCATTGATACATTTAATGCAACTGTTCAATGGTCAAAAGATACATGGTCCAATTTCAAACAGTGGATTGTTGATACGGCGGTTGGAATAAAAGATGGTGTTGTTCAAGCCTGGTATAGAATTAGGAATGGCACAATAGAAACCTTCAACAACATGGTACAAGGTGCTAAAAACGCATGGAATAATCTCACAAGAAGTGTTAGTGATACGGTTTCGAATGTAAAACAAACTTTTGAAGATTTAAAACATGTTGATTTATTTGAAATTGGTAAAAACATTATTCAAGGTTTGGTCGATGGTATCGGGTCCATGATTGGTGCTGTTGGTAAAAAAATTAAAGAAGTTGCTGGGAATATTAAAGATGGGATTAAAGGAGCTTTGAAAATTCATTCTCCTTCACGTTGGATGCGTGACATGATAGGTAAAAATATCGTGTTGGGTGTCGTGGATGGTATTGACCAAGAAAAAGGAACTTTGGATAAATCTGTTAAAAATATGGCTGATTTACCAACAGAATTACCGGACTTTTCTGTCACAGGCAGATATGTTAATCAACGGGAATCTCAAACATCTAAATCAGATAAGAACAACAGCAATGCAACGACTACCTTTGGTGGTGATACCTTTAACATTAATTTACAAGCAATGGGTGAATTAGATGATAAGCAATTAATGAGCATGGCTCAAAAATTAGTTAAATACATTCAAGTTGTCAAAAATAGAGATAGCGATGCAGTAGGAGGTGCTTTTGGTGGAATTTAAAAGAGGTCAGTTTTTTCTTAATGGAAAACATAGCTCTGAATTTAATGTGTTTATGAGAGAAAGACCTGAACGACTTTCTGCTGGACGTGTAGTAGAGCTTAGGGAGCGAATGGGTAATGATTCAATAGCTGTTGATTTTGAGTATTATAAAAATGTAGAACGCACTATTACATGCTATGCGAAAGCAAGAAATTTACAAGAAGTATCTTTCTTAGAAGATGAAATCTCGTTTTGGCTCGATATGGGAAACTACTCAGACTTTATCGTCTATTTTGATGAACATTACATCTATCAAGCCATCGTAACAAGTCCACCAAAGTTTACAGGAACAAGAAAAACAGGGGTTTTAATTCCTTTTGAGTTTACTGTAAGTATCAGACCTTTCAAAAAAAATCGTATTGGCCAATATTGGACAAGTAATCCTAAACAATTAATAAACACAGAAAAATATCCTTCAGAACCTACTATTCAGATTTTTGGTTCTGGGGATATTTCTTTTTTCATCAATAATCAGGAATACGCATTAAAAGCGATTGCTGGAGACATCATTATTGATTCAGAAAAACAAGAAGCTTATCGAAACTCAGGTGGAGCTTTTGAAATTTTGGATCATAAAACACTTTTCAAAGATTACCCAATTTTAAAAAGTGGAGAAAATAATTTTCGCTGGACTGGAAAAGTTACAGAGTTTAAGGTTCAGCCTAATTGGAGGCGGAAAGTTTGATTCCAGTTATTTTTAAACCTGGAGAAAAAGATTTTACAACAAACGGCTTAGGACGTCTTATTGATGCGACACGTTGCGAAATCACTGAAGAAGCAAACGGAAAATATGAACTAGAAATGGACTATCCAGCGATTAGTCGATTTAGTGATTATTTTGAAAATGGCTATCAAATCAAAGCAAAGCCAAATGATTTAGAAGAATATCACATTTTCGAGATTAAACAAACGTTTAAAGATACGTTTACTAATAGTATTGTCATTTATGCTCAATCTCGTACTTATAAACTAGGAAACAGACAAGTAAGGCTAGTAACAGTTGATAATCGTAATGGTGCAGAAGCTATGAGATTAATTGAACAGAACATGGACGAACCATGCGATATCAAACTTCATTCTGATATTAACACAGCTTCTAGTACGGTATTCGAAGCTAGAAACGTACTTAATTGTATTGCTGGTGAACAAGGTTCTTTGCTTCAATACTGGGGTGGAGAAATCAAACGAGAACCTTTTAAATTATCTTTGTTAAGACGTAGAGGACGAGATAACGTTGGAACTGTTCGTTATGGTAAAGATTTAAAAGGATTAACCATTAAATTTGATTGGCAATCAATTGTTACTAAAGTTTTACCATTTGCAGAACTTCAAAGTGGTGCAGACGGAACTTCTCAACGGATTTATGGAAATGCGGTTAAGAGCGAATATATCAACAAATATCCAGATGTTTACGCTCAATACGTTCAGTTCACTGAAGATCAAGGAGTAAAAGATTTATCCAGCTTAAATAAAGTGGCAGGTAAATACTTCACTACATTATATCCAGGAAGTGATAAGCCTAAAGTTTCTATTGAACTAGAAATTGAGAAACTCACAGATTCAGAAGAAGCAAAAGAATTTGCGAAAATGAGAAACTATAATTTATTCGATACGTTCACTGTTTATCACAAGTTTTATGATATTGACATTCAAACAAAAGTTACAGGGATTGTCTATGATGCTTTAGCAGAAAAAACAATAAAGATTACTGCTGGAGATATCCAAGTTGCTTTTTATAAACAGCAAAGTCAAGATTTTCAAGAAGCAATTAAAACCTTAACTAAAAAAGACTACATGAGTAACTTTATTGATTACATTACCGATTTAATCAATGGCGTGAAAGGTGGTAGTATTCTTCAATATCCTAAAAATAGGCCGCATACGCTTTATTTTATGGATACAGATTCCACAGATACCGCGAAGAATGTTATCGCTATTAACAATCAGGGCATCGGATTTTCAACTACTGGATGGAAAGGCCCCTTTAGAAACGCTTGGACTATTGATGGTATTTTAAATGCCGACTTTATCCGATCGGGTAAAATTAGATCTGATATTTTTGAAACGTCATTTAACTCTTACGGAGATATATTACGTTTAGTCAATGGCGCTTTACAAGCATGGAACGGTAAAACCAAAATAATGGAATTAACAAAAAAAGGTACGGAATTTTGGGACGGTTCGAGTCATGTTGGCACAATGGGAACAAAAGGGAATCCTTTTCCTGAATTAAACGATATTAACGGAAATCCAGTCGTTACAGATGGCAAAGCATTGTTACTAGTTGGCGATAGTTCCTATAACACAATTGGATTATCTAACGAAAAAAGTACAGGACTTGTCTTATCTGGTAAAAATCAGTTTAATTTGGGAAATCATTTTTATTTCATCGGAAAAGGCGGTAACAAATCAACTATTTATGTTGATAGGTTGATTGTCGGAGGTAAAGAAGTAATACCTGGTGATGGATCAGGCGGCAATGATGGTGATGTACCACCAGAGCTAACAACCGAAAAAGAGAAAAATGCTTGGGCAGTTTGGCAGTTCTTAAAATCAAAAGGCTACAGCGAACAAGCAGCTGCTGGGATTTTAGGAAATATGGATCAAGAATCTGGAATTATGCCTGATATTGATGAAGGCGGTGGCGGCCCTGGTTACGGTCTAGTTCAATGGACATCGCCAATTGCTGGTGAAAGTGGCCGTGCTTATGTGCAACGATTGCTAGGTCAAGCTGGAATAAGCGGCGATTACCGAAACATTAATACTCAACTTCAATTGTTAGAATGGCATATGCATAACGGCCAATATATTCCTTCCGCGGCTTATCCATATTCTGTAGCGCAATTTAAAGCTTTAACAGATATTGGCGCAGCTACGATGGCATTTGAAGCAAACTTTGAACGACCAGCGGTCACACATCCTGAACGTATTCCGTTAGCTCAATATTGGTACAATTTGCTAAAAGACTTAAAACCTAGCAAACCAACTTGGATGAACCCTGTTCGTTCAAGTTATACGATTACACAAGAATGGGATGAACCAGACTATGCTAGTGGAGGGGCAGCTGGAATACATGGAGGAATAGATATTGCTTCAATGCCAGCAGGTTCGATGCCGCCAGTGTACGTCGCAAGAAACGGTACTGTGATCACAGCTACTTATGATGGTACAGGAGGAAATTATGTAGTTATTCAACATGACGATGGTTACTACACGTATTATGGACACTTGGATTCGGTCGATTTAGCTGTTGGCGATAAAGTTACAACGACAAATAAAGTTGGAATTATGGGAGCTACAGGGACTGCTACAGGAGTTCACCTTCACTTTGAAGTGTGGAAAGGTGGACAGTGGCAACGAATCAACCCACGTGATGTTATTAATTTTTAGAAAGGAGCAAACAAATGGTTAAATGGCAAGCGACACTAAGTACCACGGAACCATACAATTACATTGGTATTCAAAATGTACGACAAGGAAACCGAAATACCGAGGTTCTAGAAGCTATATTAGTTGAAAATGCTTTGCCACTTGATTTAACAGGTTGCGAAGTATTTTTTGAATCAGTTATTGATAAAAAGTATCCGATTCAACGAGCAGCAAAAATTGTGAATGCCAAAAAAGGTATTATCCAGTATACCTTTGATGAATATTCTATGCAGTCATTGCACAGACAGGAAGCATACTTCAGTATTCATAAAGGCGACAATCTAATTGGCTCAACGCAGAACTTTTCTTACTTTGTTGTGAATGCAGCTTCTAAAACAGAAGGTGAAATGGGTTCGTATTGGCAATCAATAGAAGATTTAATTGCAGACATGACCGCTTTTATCAATGAAAACAAAGGCGACTTCACAGCATGGATGAACGCTAGAAAAGAAGAGTTTGAAAAGTGGCGCAAACATCAACAAGATACATTTGAAGCTTGGCGGAACGGCCAAGAAACAGATTATCTAAAATGGTTCGAATCAATCAAAGATATTTTAAAAACTGTTGATCCAGGCGGAACAATGCTAGCCGAATTAATGGATGCACGTGTAGATATACAAGGAGTGCGCCACAATTCACTTTCAGAGCGTTTATTGGCTGATATGGATTATTTGTATCATCGGTTAGAGGAACGGCTATACACCATCAAATACGGTAATATAAACACGCTAGAAATTTTAGAGGATAATTCATTTTCTAAGAATCATGAAGTTGAAGTGGTAGGAACAATCAATTACCCAATTGAAGAAGGGGCGCTAATTATAGCGACAATTGATGATCCGAAACAAATTGTTTTTACGATTGAAGGTGTAGACAATGGTTGATGCTAAGAGAATGATGGAAACTGATGAAAATGGTATTAAACGTCAGTTTTTTCCTATGACACACGTATCGGCAATCATTGGATTAACAGAGATAATGGCTGGTAATTCAAAAGTATCTTCAGTAAATGGACATACAGGCGCAGTCATTATTACGCGTGCAGACTTAGATTTACCTATCGATGGGATTATGATTTCGAAACAGGAGTATGACAAAATGGTAAAAATCCTAGCCGATTATGAAGCTGGAAAACTAGGTGGTTCTGGTGTTGAGTTTGAAAAAGTAAAAGGAGATGAAGAAATAAATGCCTGATTTATATGTAGTGAAAAAAGACGGCGTAGCTATTGATGTACAAACTAGTACAGCTGGCGTTGTTGGATTAAATGAATTTGTTGATGGAAAAATTAGTGGTGCTGGGGCGGGCACTGTTTCGTCTGTAAATGGTCATACAGGTGAAGTTTTTTTAACTGCTTCAGATGTAAAAGCGTTGCCTGATACGACTATCATTCCAACACTTCCCGGCAATGCTACTGCTGAAAAAGCTGGTTTAATGTCAAAAACGGATAAAGCAAAACTGGACGCATTACCAGTTTTTACATTTGAAAAGGTAGGTGAAGCATAATGGCAGATATTGTTCAGTTAAAAGAAAACGGCGTCGTTAAGTACATGAAAACACACGCAGATGCCATTGATGGCGTTGAAGGAAAATTAGTGAAAGCTGTAGGTAATGAGACGGTGTTAGGTACTAAAAATTTTCAAGATGGCGTTCAAATAGGAGGAAAGGTAGTCACTGCTGATAGAATTTGGCGGACTGCTTATGAAAATTGGGGCGAGGGATTTTATTGTGCTGCTTCCGAAAATCGTGATCTTGGTGAATTCTCTAAAATCAGTCAAGTTATTCTATTGATTGGTCGATATACTGGCGCAGGAAACGATGAACGGTACGCCTATTCTGAACATAGTTTTAATTTTCCCCAAACTCGTTTAGGTACTTTCTTTTACCAACCGTTAATTTCTTATGATGGTGGTTCAGCAGCATCTTCTATTCCTGAAGTAGCTCTAAAGAAAATTAAATTTGCAAATGTTAGTGGTCGTTTGATGTTACAAGGAGACGACTATAACTCAACAAATAGCCGTTCAAAAGGATATACGGTTAAAGCAGTTTACGTTTTAGAAAAAGCATAATTGGAGATGACATAGATGAAAACAATTTATAAAGTTTTATATCCAGTAGGGTTTGAAGCCCAAGAAGTTAACGACACATATTCGGTAGTTTTACCATTTGTTGATGAACAACCGCTAGAAGGATTAGCCAATGAGCAGTCACAATTTTTTAACTTTGAAGAAAGTAAGTGGGAAGAAGCTGTAACGCAAGATTATTCGAAAAAATTAAATCTGTTAGAAAACCTTTCAGCAGTATTAGAAGCAGATAACACTGCTTTAAAACAAGCAAATGAAAAACTAGCTGCTAAAGCAGAATCATTAGCTCAAATCAATTCAAAGACTATGCTTACTTCGCTTCAAAATACAAAAGAAATTGACGCTATTAAAGAACAAATCGGAGGTGCAAAATAATGTATTCATATGATGACATTAAACTGATGTATGACTGGGGGCTATTTACTCCAGAGCAGGTTGCAGAATTTGTACCTAGTTGTATTACAGAAGAGGAATTTACTAAAATGACAGGAAAACCGTTTAGCGAAAGCTAAGCGGTTTTTATTATTGGAAGGTGGAAAATATGGTGATTATTGATAATCAAGCATTGATACTAGAATTTAAGAATATGATTTCTAACGGATTTATCCAAGTGTTTGTCTGGATTGTGTTAGGGGATATCTTAACAGGATTATGTAAAGGGATTTTCATTAAGGAGGGTAATAGCACAAAAGGATTGCTAGGATTGGTAAAACATCTTTTAGTAGTTTGCCTAGTAAGTATTGCTTATCCATACTTAAAAATCATGGGTCTAGAATCAATCGCTACTGGATTTGTCTTATTTTATATAGCAGTGTATGGCATTTCCATTATTGAAAACTTAGGGCAGTTAGGCGTTCCTTTTCCTTCATGGGTTAAGGAGCATTTAAGTAAATTAAAAGATGAAAATGATAAAGGTGGTGAACCTAAAGATGGTGCAAGTGATTAATCAATCTGTTTGCGGTGGGATTGCCGGGAGACGTCCCAATGCAACGCCAAAAGGTGTTGTCATTCACAATGATGCCGGAAGTATTTATGCCACAGCTGCGCAATATGTCAATGCCTTGGCTGTAATGTCTCCTACACAACTGGCGAATGGTTTTGCTCATTATTATATTGATCGGAATACAATTGCACGTGTAGAAGATACATTCAATGCAGCATGGCACACAGCGAATCCAGAGGGTAATTTGAACTATGTTGGCTATGAAGTATGTCAATCAATGGGTGCTAGCGATGCCGATTTTTTAGCTAATGAACAAATGACATTTAAACAAGTTGCTGAAGATATGAAGTTTTGGGGAATGCATCCTAATAGAGATACTGTAAGATTACACAAAGAATTTGTTCCTACGGCATGTCCTCACCGTTCGTGGGAATTGCATGGAAAAGAAACAAATGCCGTAAAAGACTATTTTATTAGCCAAATAAAAAAATATATGGGCAATCCAAACGAAGGCAATGGCAATTCAAATAATAACAATCAAAATAATATAAAAGGTGGAGAAACGACTATGCAATGTTTATACGAAAGACCAATTAATTCAAAGACGGGTAAACTAGAATGGAATGGAGATGCTTGGACGGTAATGTTTTGTAACGGAGTGAATACAAGACGTGTGTCTCATCCGGATGAAATGAAAGTCATTGAGGACCTATACAAGAGAAACAACGGAAAAGATATTCCTTTCTACGGACAAGATAAATGGAACAAAAACGCTCCTTGGTATAATCGCTTAGAAGCTATGTTTCCAGTCGTGAAATAAAGTATAGTAAAATATTTATAGATAGTGTAAAATAATAACACACTTATTAAATTTCTCTTGAGTCGCCTTTCTAAGGTGGCTCTTTTCCGTACCCTTAGCTCAGTTGGTTAGAGCAAACGGCTCATAACCGTTCGAGTCCTGTATGATCCATAGTTAAACATCTGCCTCTTTTTCTTATGAGAAATAGGTATTTTTTTGTTGAAAAACAGAACAAACGTTCGTATAATGTTTCTGATAGGAGAGTGTATCAGATGGTGAGACGAACTAAAAAAGAGTTTAAACCTTACAACGATTATGTTGACAGGCCATTCGAATTAAAGTGGCCCACAGCTTTTCCATTGGGTGAATTAACAGAAGCAATTAAAAACACAGACGAATACCACGCTCGAAATATTGAGAGACTACCACAGCAATCGCAGCGACAAATAGAATATTTTTTAGATCGCTCTATTAAGCAAAACAAAGTGCTAGAGATTCAATTGAATTCGTTAGATGAATATGACCGAGTGAAGCCACATGTTTTTGGCGTATTTCGTGGGATAGCAGAATTCGATGTTGTGTTGATTGGAGAAAATGAGGTCGATTTTTATGATATTAGAAACATCCAAATTCATAATTTCACCAAGTGGAGTGAAGAACACATACCTGAAGAAAATCCGTTTGAGGAAGAACCAGAACATTGCGAAACAATAGATGAATTTGTTGACGAATATTTCGATGATGAATGGATAGAATAATTAAAAATGTAAAAGCTCTACTTCTCAATCACGGGAAGTAGGGCTTTTTTTGTTTCTTCGGTATAATTTATATATCTATTCGCTTGCCTTTTTTAATTTTTTGATGTAGATTTTATCTTGTTGTTATAGTCTATTTTGCTAATTTGAATTAAAATGATATTACGCAAACCCTTGTGAGTTCTAGTCTGTCTAAATATGGTGTTGCAGAAAAATTACACCGTGAAACTAAATAATTTAGTTAGATAGAGCCTAGAATCCTTGTTGTGTAAGGGTCTAGGCTTTTTATCTATTGATTCATTACATGTTCATTTGTAGATGGAATGTAGAGGGAGGATTACCCAAGTTTGGCTGAAGGGGACGGTCTCGAAAACCGTTAGGCGAGTAACATCGTGCAAGGGTTCGAATCCCTTATCCTCCGTACCGAGAAGCAGTTGAGTTATTAGTTGCAAATAAAACGACAGAGACGTACACTTAAAGTAGAAAAATACTTAAGAAGAGGTGTCTATTATGTCAAACTATGAAGAAAAAGAAGCGCAAGCATTAGTAAAAATTGCTGACGTTTTGAACAAATTGGATGCAAGTTTAGAAGAGTTGGGCTCGCTAGATGAGGATACAAAAAAACATAGTATGAAGAGATGGATTGTTGAAAAAAAAGCCATTCATGAGATTAAAAAAATTGCACACGAAGCTGGTAAGTATGACAAGTATGATGAAAAAGAATTAGAAAAAGAAATGGATCTGTTGGAAAAGTTTATGTAAAAAAGCGCTAGCTTTTGTTCAACAGTTATTTAAGTTTGAGTCTAGAATTAATCGTTTTGATTTTTTCTAGGCTTATTTTTTATGAAGTAAGCAAATCGTATCGGGAGAGGTATTGAATTAAGAAATAAAGCATGTATTGATTCAGAAAAAAAGTTGTAGTAAAATGTTCGTCACAACTACTTTTCTTATGATTTCATAGAAGGAAAAGTTGGAATAATGAATTGAGAAGAGTCGATTTTTAGGAGATGATTTTAGGTGACTTTTTATCAATTATTGCAGTTAGATCCATTTATTTTAAAACAAAAAATTCATCAAGCGGACACTAAAAAACAGCGGAGATATTTTTGGCGCGCCTTGTTAATAAGGGATATTTTATTAGTTTCGTTTGCGATTTTATGGGTGTCGACGATTACTTTTTTCTTTGGAAAAGCTGTAGCGCCTTTTTCAATTGTATTATTTTGTTTGCTGTTGAGTATCCGTTTCGTCTCATATGGCTACAGGGAAAAACAGGCCTTGCTTAGTTTAGGAATCGTGTTAACAATTCTAGGTGTTAGTCCACTAATTTCACTGATTTCTGTATCATTTTTACAATTGGGCCTTCATTTTATCTGCTTGCTGGCATTGTTTTTCTTAACTGGTAGAAACCCTAAAATGGGTAATCCTGGCTTGTATACGTTCTCCTACTTATATTTAGTTGGCACGGTTCACTATCAATCGTTTCAGCAATTAGAACAAACTTTCTTTGTATTAGTGTTTGCTTATCTACTTTTAGCTTTTGTTTATCATGTGAAACATAAAAAATTGGATCAAGAGATTACTTTTATACAGATGGTTACAGAAAATGGTTTTTTTAATCAAAGAAATATTTGGTTTGGTTATTACGCTTTAGGCATTAGCTTATTACTTTTTATAGGAACGCACCTTCAGATTGACCGCTTTATGTGGGCAACATTTGCTAGTTCGTCATTATTTTCTGGGTATGATACGTTTAAATTGTCTGAACGAGCCAAAGAACGAATAATAGGGGTCGTTATTGGTTCTCTAGTATCGGCTATCTTGTTATTTTATATACCAACGAACCTACTTGGTATTTTAGGAGGACTTTGTTTGGGCTTATGCACATCTTATAAAAGTAAAACGATTTTTAATTGTGTTGGTGCTATCATGGCAGCTTCTATGATATTTGGGCTAGAAACAAGTCTTTACTTAAGAATTTTGTTAAATATGTTGGGGCTAGCTTACGGTTTGCTTTATCATTTTGTCTTTGTAAAAACTATGTCCTATTGCAATCGCAAAGAGTGGCTGAAATTGTCTGAATAAAAGGAGCCTAACATTCTTTCTTGAAAGAATGTTAGGCTCCTTAGACATTTTTGTTTATATTCCATATTATCAAATTATATGCATGCTGTTAATCAATGCCCAACTGCTATATCCAATGTCGCAATTTTTGCTGAGCTAGTAGGTACAAGGTCTAGTTCCACTTCGTCAAACTGATTGCCATCAACTGGTATCCCAAAGTAAATGGTAGATGGTCCAGTTCTACTTTTATAGACTATTATCTATTAGTATACCTAAATTTCTATTTAATTCGTAATGACTGACCAGGATAAAAAACAGAAGTTTCAATGCCTGGATTTAATGCTAATAATTCTTCTAAGGTTAAACCATTTCTTTCGGCTAACTGTCGCCCGCCTTCACCACTTCGTACCGTGTCGTATATAGGTTGGTCTGATTTAGAATTTTGTATTTGTTCACGAGAATCAGAGTTTTGTGGTGGTTGCTGTTCAGATTGTTCAAAAACTTGTTGAGTTTGATTATTTCTTTCAATTAATTGTTCCAACGTAATATTACCTAGATAAGTGTATATTTGTCCATTAACAGTTAAAGTACCATCATTATTTTTCGTTACTGTTCGGGGCGTATTATTCAAAAGAAACGTCATTATTTGATTACCATTCTCATCCACAGAAAAACTTACATTTTGAAGAGGAACATTCGATTGAGTTATGCTAGTGAGTGTTCCGTCAGCATTTATAAAAAATAAGTTATCACTTTGAGGAATACCCCAACCGCCTATAAAATCAGCTAAGCTAACTTGTGGTAGCGGTTCTTTAGTAGTAGATGAAGAGGTAGATTGGTTTGTTTCAGATGAGACGTTTTGATAATTAGAGCTGGTTTCTTCCGTTTTATCTTTTTGAGTGGAAGAATCAATACTTTTCTTTGTGTAAGGTTTCAAAACTAGTTTTGTTTGGTTATCAGAATTGTTTGTCTTAGTAGGAGTGAAAAGTAGATTTTGCTTTTCTTTTTTTATCTTGTAAGCTACTTCTTTTCCTTCATTTTTCCAACGAATTTGATTGTTTTTTAGATGGTATTTGACTTTGTATTCTATTTTATTTGCAATTTGTTTACCTAATTCTTCGCCTGCTTTTTCCAAATCATTTTTTGCAGTTGATGTGTGTTCATCTGTATTGATTTTGAAAGTAGCGGTATCTTCGCTGAATGATACAATCATTACTACTTCATCAACGTTGGAGTTTACGGCCCACTCGTTTGCCATTAGCTCTTTTGTGGTCACTTTATTTCTGCAAGAAGTAAGGGTCAGTAAGGATAAAAAAACAATCAACCCCAGTAAACTTTTTTTCAT